ACATAAATCATCGTAAACCACATTGTTTCTATCAATTTGACGGACAGTTTCCGGGGTGTCATGCTCATAATCTGCATACACCGGCTCATATAACAGGCAAAAATCACCGTTTATATTTGTTGTGCAACCGCTCAACGCGCTTAAGGCTAGCCAGGCTATCCCAACTTCTTTTAGCTGTTTTAACATTGTCCACCGTTCCTTTCATTACTTTGACTTGTTCTTTTTCCTTGCCGCGCCGATAGCCGAGCATATATAAGACGGCCACCGCTCCGGTGATTATCCAGTATTTACCATTATTCCAAAGTTTTGTTATTCTGTTCAACATCTTGTTTTTGCCTTTCCTTTAATCCAATATCTCGTGCGCCACTGACACCGAGTAAAATGCCCATGGCCGTTAATAAATATTCCCAGTCTACTACCGGCAGGCCCGTTATAGGTGCGATCAGGCAGTTGTGCAGAAATCCGTAACACAGGATCCACCCGAGAACCGGGATCCAAAGCCGCTTTTTCATGCCATTTGTATTCCTTTCAATAGAGTTTCATTAGAGTATGGCTGTATGCCGTTTTCATGTCTGATGATTGCCTTAATAAAGACCAGTAAGACACCATCTTCCGAAAGGTCGACCGGTGTGTCCGGAGTGATGTTTAACTGCCGGGACACGCTGTCTATATATGAAACTGTTTCGTTTTCGGTTGGTGGTGCATACCGGCTGATAATCTTCCGGGGCGTGTTCAGGCCATAGAGTTGCTTATAGTTACGAAGTAATTTGGCCAACGCCCGGATACCATATTCCGGTGTTTTAAATATACAAAAGGACGGGTCTTGCTGTTTCCCGTCCTTTTTTAATCCTTTCCAGTCCGAACCCCAACGGATGTTCCCAGGGTTGTTATTTCTTATGCCGCGTGGTGTGTTCATTGTGCATTTCCCATAAAAGCTGATGTAATTCATCAATCTTTGTCTCCAGGCGATTGATGTTAACCTGAGTGGCATATTCCTTGGCCACCGCAACTTTGAACTCGTTGAGGTCACGCTCAAGGAGTTTTATTTCCTTGCGTTGCTCCCCGAGTTTATAAAAAAACCAGCCAAAGGCCGGTACGCAGATGATCTGTAAAAATTGAATCCAATCCATGGTTTGTCCTTTCTTAGTTGGTGTGAACTCTTGAGTCCTCAATTGCCGCTGTGATTTCAACTTTACCGGAACGCGGTTTTATCCCGGTAACGCGTGCCAAAGTTCCCCATTTATCTTGAGTTCCAAAGGCAAAATGTGTTCGTTCTGAGTTCGTACCTGTCTCAATTTCAATGTCCGGCGTTTCTTGTAAGATGACCTCATTTGGCAGTGATCCGGCTGTTACCCGGTATGGTCCGGACAGGCTCCCGGTTCGAGTTCTTAAAGCCAAATAGTGATTTTGGCCCTCGGTAAACTCAACCGGTTCAGATAGCGTTAAAGTCATGCCATTTTTTGACAGGATTTCACCGCCTGAACCCCAATGCGGCATATCATGCGTGATGGAAATCAAATCCCCATAGCTTGGGATCAGACCTTCCAGTTCGGTTGAAAATGTCACAATGCGCCGGCGATATCGGTTGGCCAACGCCATATAGATGGCCTCCCGGAGAGCTTGGTTTTTATCGGTACAACCGAAAAGCTCAACAGTTGCCGTCTTATCTGAGGTGGAGCCTTCAAAACTGCCAGTTATCTCCGAGTTCTTCCATGTGCGGTCCGAAAAATACTGAACGCAAACGCTGTCAGCTGTATCTTCAGAAGGCATAATATATTGAATTGACAGGCTGTTTTTAACGATGTTTCTTGGCCCGAAAAGTGCCACCGGTATTGATTTGGGCTCGTCCCGGACAAAGCGAACAATGCCGCCTTGGATATAAGGAACGGAACGTCCGACTTTGCAGGTTCGCGACAAGGCATCATAAACCGTCAACTTGGAATCAAAGACGGCATTAAACGTATCACCGCGTGCGGCCCAAATCTGATCCAGCCGGTATAAACCTTCAAGATCTATGGACTTATCTGTCAGCCTTGCACCATAGTTGGCCTTTAAGATATCGGCTATAGCCCACGCAATAGAGCGTGTCGGCACTCTGCCGGTCCAGCCACCAGACGGCGACCATGTCGGCAATTTTCTTGTCACGATGCAGTTAAGCATGCGGCTTGAACGTTGTGACAGGTTGTTTGTGGCTTTCATTTTAATGGCGATCAATGTTACGTCGCCGTAACTTGGGCTCGATACAATAAACCCTTTTGCCGAAGCCCATCTAATTTCATGTCCGGCGCGTGAAGATGTGTCTTTGACATCTAAACGAACGGCGCGAACCTCGTATCTTCCGCTGGCGACAGCATATGAGTAAGTGCGGAACATGCTATTGTGGTTATTTGATGTAAATGATTCGCTACCCAGTGTAAACCAATCACCAAGGGGTAAATCCTCATCGTCAATTAGCCTTGCATCAATGCGCCATTGAATGGTTTTATTGTCCATGCCTCCGTTGTTGTTTGCATAATAAAGGCCTCTTTGAAAAGCTACATCAATCTCTATTTTATCGATTACACTTTCTGTCGGATTTAATACAAAAGGTCCGCATACCTCATCTTTTAGCAGTTCTTGCCCGGCAACTTCAGGCGAAGTCACAACATCATCACGAAAGAGCGTGTTTTGCTCGCCCGGATTGATTATTTTGTATGTAATCTCTTCAAATGAATCAATCGGAGTATCTTCAATTCTTATTTGTTCGATGTTATATTCACCTTGACCAATGCAATGGAGCTGATAAACATACTGTTCATCATTCGCATATGCATAATATGGCTGACTGGCAAAATCCGGATAAATCAGGTGCCGCCCGTAAATGACCGGTATCGGACTACCGAGCCTTGCTTGGTTTCCTTGCGCTTGCAAAGAGTATGTCGGACTTTGTGCCGCTATGGAGTTGGCCGAGCCTGAACCATTAAGCGATGCCCTTGGGGTGGGAACAAATGTATTAACCAAAAAGCTCCCGGCCATAGAGACACCGGCCGCCGCAACGCCACCCCATACAGCACCATAAGCTGCTCCTACAGCACCGCCAGTATAAACAGAAGCAACCACAACGGCCACCATCAAAACAACTTGAATAGGGTTTGATGACTTTTTACCGCCACCGCCTTGTGGTAAAGTGATGAAGCAGACCAAGGATTTCGGCTGAACGGTATCGTTCCAAAACTTCCTGAGGACTGCGGCACCGTCTATCATGCATATTGTCGGGCGCGAAAGGTCCACTTTCTGTTCCCGGACCATGTCCCAAACGGTTTTGCCGTCATCAAGGACATTGTCTATCCGACCCTTATTCGGCTGAAAAGGGTTTGTAATGTGTGAAAAGTAAATCATTTATTTTCCTTTTACTCGTTGTTGGGCATCATATTTAACGGATTTTGCTTCATAAATTTGATACCTCATTTTTTTGATTATTTGATGTGTCCATATTATCCAGCCCTATACGATGGGCTGTTATCAAATTGTTATCGGTGGTGATAACGGGGGGTAGCAGGGTTGTTGTTTTCTCTGGTGGTTTACAACTACATTTTACCACGAAAGGCAGGGAAATGCAATAACCATCCTTGCTGTGGCGTATCAAGGAATCTTACTGAACATATGGCGCACCTTATCCAAACGGCTGTTTGGACGACGGGGCTGGATGATTGGCTCGCCGACAGTGGCCTGATACCCTTTCAGTTCCGTCAGGCACACACTCCGCCCGTTGGTGTAAAAGGCCAAATCAGTACGGTATGCCTGTATGCAACGGGCGGGAATCTCGCCAGTAAAGACAACTTCATCCTTTTTTATCTGGGCCGTTTCGATGGTGGCACAGTATTTCGGCGCATCATGATAAGCCCTGGAAAGGTATTCCCGGGGCGCATAGAGGGTGAAGGAGAGATAAGGTTCCAGCAGTTGCGTCCCTGATTCCTTCAATGCCTGTTCCAATACAATCGGGGCCAATGAGCGGAAGTCCGCCGGCGTGCTGACCGGACTGTAATAAAGCCCGTATTCAAAGCAAATCTTACAGTCCGTTACGTTCCAGCCGAACAAGCCCTGCTCCAGCCCGTAACGGATACCATCCCTGACAGCGTTTTGAAAACTCTGGTTCAAGTATCCCAGCGAAACCCGGCTCTCGTATTGTACACCGGAGCCAAGCGGGAGTGGTGTAACAGACAGTCCGATGGATGCCCAAAACGGGTTGGGCGGCACCTCGATATGGATGGTGTGGCTGGCTGCTTTGAGCGGCCGCTCCATATAAATGACGGTGGGTTCCTTTACCACTGTTTCAAGCTTGTATTTTTCCGACAGCAAAGCGGAAACAACCTCCAACTGCACCCGGCCCAAAAAAGAAAGAATGATCTCATGGGTGATGGAATCCACCTCGCAGCGCAAAAGCGGGTCAGTATCCGCAAGTTGCGTAAGAGCGTCCAGCAGCCGTTCTCTTTGCGCTGCCGTTTTCGGCGCAATCGACGTCCGCAGCATGGGGAGGGGGTCCTCACGCCACCTTTTACGAGGGAGCCGGGTTGGGTCCCCTAATACATCGTTTAACCTCACGCTGTCGCTGGGAAGGATAACAATTTCACCCGGATAAGCGGTGTCTGTCCGAACAATTTCCCCTTTGGATGGAATACGCATCTCTGTGATTTTCAGCTTTTCTCTCCCGGCCAGGGCCACCGTATCCCGCAGGCGCAGCGTTCCGCTGTATAGCCGTAGATAGACACGCCGCTGGCCGCAATCTGTATACTCCACCTTGAAAACGCTGCCGCATAGGGCGGCGCTCCCCTGTTCCCCAATCGGTTGGAACAGCCCTGTCACCGCATCCATCAACGGTTGAATGCCAAGGCCCTTTTTGGCGCTGCCATAATAGACCGGGAACAGGGAGGCGTCTTGAACCCGCCGCTGTTCCTCCCGCACAAGTTTTTCCCGGCTGATTGGTTCTCCTGCGATATACTTTTCCAATAATTTATCGTTATTTTCGATGACCGCATCCCATGCTTCTATGTCGGTATTTTCCTCCAGGACTATTTCCGGGGACAGCGACACCGTCTGCTTGATGATAATATCGGCGGAGAGCTTATCCCGAACAGACTGAACCACGCTCTGCAAATCAACGCCAGCCTGGTCGATCTTGTTGATAAAGATAACGGTGGGAATGTTCATTTTCCGCAGGGCATGGAACAGAATACGGGTCTGGGCCTGCACGCCATCTTTAGCGGAGATCACCAAGATGGCCCCATCTAAAACAGCCAAAGAGCGGTACACCTCCGCCAAAAAATCCATGTGGCCGGGCGTATCCACAATGTTGACTTTACATCTGTGCCACTGGAAGGAAGTGACTGCCGCTTGAATGGTAATCCCACGCTGCCGCTCCAAAAACATGGTGTCCGTCCTCGTTGTCCCTTTTTCGACGCTCCCCGGTTCTGAAATGGCTCCGCTGGCATATAGCAGGCTCTCCGTCAAGGTCGTCTTTCCAGCGTCTACATGGGCAAGAATTCCAATATTGATTATTTTCATGTGATTGTCCTCCCTTTACTGCCCCGAAGGGCATAAAAATCCCCAGCAGTAAAATACTTTTACCACTGGGGATATGTCAAAATTGATAAGGCAAAAGTATTCTTAAATTGGGTACAAAAAACTAAGCCCCTACAAAAGGGACTATCATAATCCTTTGTTCCCACTATTTGATTATAGTTTTATTTAAGAATACCTTGCCGCATGTTGAATAGACTCCTCAAATCATGATGACAGCAGTATAGCATAGCACACTCTAAAATGCAAGAAGTTTTTACCCGCTGTCCCAAATAAATCAGGAGGGCATTCACCGGGACACCCTCCGATTTGGGGCCTCATGCGCAAATAATTTCTGTGTCCACGATTTCCGCCGCACACGCCCGAATATTGTTAGTCCCTCTGCAACTCATACCACAGACCGTTGCCCTCGTCAAAGATGTACTTTTCCATGAAATTACCTCCATTTTTTGTGATTATCGTGCGCCTACCCTTATTTTTGACCTTGCACCCCATTTCTGCTCCTTTTCGACCTGTTCCTGCTGGTAAGCTGCCTCCAGTATCCTGTCCGCCTGTTCCGGGCCAATGGCCCGTCTGACCCGCTCATAGTCCCTGACTTGCCCTTTCAAGCCGTCCCTCTCGGCACAAACCTCATAAATCCTGGCTGACAGGGAGCCGTTCTTACTGACCTCACGATAATAGGCGCTCAATGATTTAACATATAGGTTTGCAACTTTTCTGTGGGTGTTCACTTGGGATGAGAGAACAAGCCCACGACCAAAAAAATATTTTCAAATTTTCATACAAACCCCTTGTATTTTCTGATTTATTTGGCTATAATTAGTGTCAGAAATAGAAAGTTGGACACTGCGGTATCAGGTGTCGTGGGTTTAGAAGTAGTGGCCGACCATATTTGGCGCCTGTTGAACAAACAGGCGCTTTTGTTATGCCTGAAGATTGCATATCAGAGCATCGCTTTTTCTTATATCTTTCCGCCCTTGAAGGCCACAGTTTCCTTTGTCTGTGTGCGTTTTTTCCACGTTAGAAACC